GCCCCATGACTCGCTCGCTCCATCCGCCCATGGCCCATTGCCGTCAGCGAGTCAGATTCGCAGCGACTTGGCGAGAAAAATTTTTCGAGGTGCCTTTTTGTTGTTCGTGTTAGCCGCGGCCGCGTATCAAACCGAGGGTCAACAATGAACTCAACGGAGGCGATCCAATGTCGTGTGAACAAAGCGTGCGCTATCCAGAGACCGGAATCTGTTGCCTATGCGGCCAAAAGTACGCGCTATACGGTAATAACCCGTGGCCTTTGTCGACCGTCGAGACCGACCGCTGCTGCCGCGTGTGCGACAATGAGCGCGTCATCCCCGCACGTCTCAAGTTGTTTTACGCGGAGCAGACCAATGTGGCACTTAAAAATAAAAAAGCAAGCCGACGTTAGCACAGACATAGCTAATTACCTTAAAACCTATGGTTTTGATTCGTTGGATGACCTGCTGCGGGACGCCAATGGTAAGGAGAAACTATGAACGGACAAGCGACACTGCCGGTGGCGGCATCAATCTCTCCGTACAGGTGAGCGGCAAGGGCGTGCGCGCGCTGCCGCGCCGCTGAAGCCCTCGCGCTTCGCTCATCATGGGTGACTTGAAGGGCGCGGTGTGCAAGGACGGCTGGGAGGAAGTGCGGTGATGAGAGATCTAAACAAGAACTATGTCGCCTTCAAGAAGGGTGCGGTGCGGTGGAACTTCACCTACCGCAGCGGCAAAGTCGAGTTCGAGGCATCTTTGAAGAAAGATGAGGACGGCCGCTTATACTTTCCCATGCCGACGATGGAGGACTGCGCCGAAATCGAGAAAGTCATGCGTGAAAAGGTCGGCGACGGTTGCGATGCAGAGGGCACTTATTCCATCCGCCCGGGGCGACCGGCCAAGCTCAGTTACCGGATCGTTTCGCCGACGCACTGACAACCCCGCAAATGATAGAGCAGGAGGTCACGACCATGCTTCAGCAATCCAACGATGACCACTCGCACTGGAAAGACATCCTTTCCAGAATGTTCGGCGACGCGCGGTTCAGGCAGTTCAAGAAATTCAGGTGGTATGGCGAGGTCGACGGTGAGCGAATTGGCATTGCAGTCGCAAACAAGAACCCTCAGTACACCACGTACGCCTTGAACAAGGGTCACGTCGAAGGCCTTCTAGCCGCCAAGCGCAGCGGCAAGGTCGACCACGCTTTCATCGTCGCAGTAGCCGGTGGCGCCTTCATCACCCACCACGATGCCGAGGAGTACCACGCTGGCTTGCTCGTGAACTTGCCGCCGCGCAATGGCCAATTCGGCGAATTCTGGTCACTGACGGAGTACGAGGTCACAGGCGAAGAAGAGCCGTTTTGACCGCAACGATCACTCCCGCGGCGAAACACAGGAGGACTACAGATGGCTTACGAGAATATGACACAGCAAGAGCTCATAGACCGGATCCACGAGCTGGAAGCGACGAAAAATAAAATCAGCTGCAAGGTCTCGGACAAGGGCGCCGTCAGCGTATACGGGCTCCACGTCAAGTTTCCTGTCACGCTGTACGCGAAACAATGGGAGCGGCTGCTTGGGCAAGCCGACACTGTCAAGGCGTTCATCAAGGCGCACCGTGCAGAGCTGGAGCAGAACGGAAGCGCGGCTAATCGCGAAAGAAGGCCGCCTTCAACCTAAGGGAGGAAAGGCTGTGATCACAAAGATGAACCGCAGAGCGCGCCGGAAATACTCCGCTGAGCTGCGGATGCTCGCCGCGCGCCGCGCGGAGCCCACGCGCAACGGAAGGAGAGAACTGCGCCAGATCTACGGCGGTCGAAAGCCGAAGAGCTTTCGGCCCGCCCACAATCACATCATTCACACGCCGGACTTCGCCGCGTGCGACCACGTTCTCTGGTGGAAGTCCGAGATCAAGAAGCGCGGCAGCTTAAAGGCTGTCTATCGGCACGTGGTCGAGCTCCTTGAAGCTGACGATGCCGCCTGGCGAGCACGCGTAACTGCGAAGGCGCGGAGTACACCTCCGACTGGGGGAAGAAAGTGAGAGAAGCCCCGGCCGGGTGCCACCGGCCGAGGCCGCTTTTCCGAGCCAACTCATGGTAGTCGGTCAGCCGCCTCTAGCTGGCCGCAGTCGCGACCTTAAAACCTCCGAGTCGATAAAGCCACAGGGGAGGCAAGAGCAAAAGGGCAAAACCCCGGCGAGGTGGGCGCCGGGGTTTCGTTATACCAGTAAGAGGCTGGTATGGTGGGCACCCTAGAGATCCGGTTCCGAGGACTTTAGGGCACGCTGGTTCACTATACCCTCAGGCCCAAGAAGTCCACTAAAGGTTTTACTTTCGAGGAAATTTGGAGTAAGGTGACCTTTAGAGGCGTAGTTAAAGGTGGGGTAACTTACCCGGTAGAGAATATGTGTTCCGAGGCAAAACCCCTCAGCAGCCCGCCGAATGGGCTCAGAAAGACTTGACATCGGTCACGGGGACCTGAACCCCCCAGAAGCGGCACCCCACCCACGGCCGTGAAACGTGATCCGCCAGAGGCGCAGCGAGGTGCGCGGGCGGAGATCTGCCACTCGACGAGTGACGAAGTCCGCCCGCCATCCTCGGCGCAGGATGGAGCGGACCCATGGCAAATGCAGTTACCGACGCGCTGTGCGCCTGCAATCGCGTCGATCCAATCATCTGGCCAGCTCTAGGCCCGTACGCCTCCCAGCCGCTGTGGGTGGTTTGGCGCTACGAGCGCACAAAACCTGATGCCGACCCAACCAAGGTGCCGTATCAGGCCGCTCGCCCAACCCGAAAAGCGGAGAACAACGACCCTTCCACCTGGAGCGACGCAGCCACCGCCCTCCGCACTTACACCTCGACGCGCGCGTTCGACGGCATCGGGATCAACATCCTCGGCAGCAACATCTGCGCCTTCGACATCGACGGCTGCCGCAACCCAGAGAACGGGCTCCTCCACCCTTGGGCCCAGCGGCTCGTCGAGCGCGCCCAGACGTATGCGGAGGTCACCCCGTCATGCCGTGGCATCCGGATCATAGGCCGCGGCAGCGGGCCGAAGGTCCACCGCACCCAACTCCGGGTAGACGACGGCGTCAAGTGCGAGGCTTACCGAGGCGCGGAGCGGTACATCACGGTCACTGGCAACGTCTTGCCGGGCGCCCCGCAGGTCCTCAACGACATCGGCGCGCTGATCGACGAGGTCGTCGCCGAGCTAGACAGCCACAGCGCGGGCGACTCGGACGAAGGCGAGAGCGCGCCTGCGGAAGGAACCGCGAAACTGCCGCCGATGCTGGAGTCGCTCCTCCACATCCCGAACCTCGGAGCGCAGCGACCCCACGGCGGCTACCCGACGCGAAGCGAGCTGATGTTCGCATTCGTCACCGCCGCCCTCCGCGCCAGGGTCAGCGACACGGCCGTCGCGACGGCCTGCTTAGACAGCGCCCGCCGCGGGTGCGCCATCTACGAGCACTGCAAGGAGAGAGGCAGCCGCGAGTACGTCGAGCGCCAGATCAAGCGGGCGCGGAAGAAGATCCGCGAAGCCGGGTCGGAGATGATGACCGACCTCGGCAACGCGCGGCGGCTGGTGCGCCTCCACGGCGGCGACCTCCGCTACGTGCACGCGTGGCACTCGTGGCTCGCCTGGGAAGACGGTCGTTGGTGCAAGGATGGCAACGGCATCGCCGCGAGGATGGCGAAGGCCACGATCGAGGAGATGTTCGTCGAGGCCGCCCAGATCGCGGACGAGGCGCGGCGAACGGCGATGCGCACGTTCTCCATCAAGAGCCAGAGCTCCCAGCGCCTTGAGGCCATGGTCAAGCTCGCCACGACAGAGATCCAAGTCGTGTTGGCGGCGGACAAGATCGACGCCGACCCCTATCTTCTGGGCTTGGAGAACGGCGTCGTGGACCTCCGCAAGGTCGAGTTCAGGGAGGCGCGACGCGACGACTGCGTGACCAAGGCAGCCGGCACGGCGTTCGACGCGCGCGCCGAGTGCCCGGAGTGGGAGGCGTTCCTCTCCAAGATATTCCCCAAGGGTGACAGGCTGATCGCGTACCTCCAGCGAGTGACCGGCTACTTGCTGACCGGCCTCACCGTGGAAGAAGTCATGTTCGTCCTCTGGGGCGTAGGCTCCAACGGCAAGAGCACCTTCCGCGAGACCGTGTTCTCCTTGCTGGGCGACTACGCCGTCGGCTCAGACGCGAGTCTGCTCATCGCCAACAAGAACGCCGGAGGCGCCACGCCCGACGTCGCGCGCCTCCACGGCCGCCGCCTCATCACCATCAACGAGACCGAGCAGCACTCCCGCCTCAACGAGGCGAGGGTGAAGTTCATCACCGGCCACGACACCATCACCGCTCGCAACCTCTACGAGGAGCCGTTCGACTTCGCACCGACCCACAAGACTTTTCTGACCACGAACCACAAGCCCATCGTCCGCGGCACCGACGAGGGCATATGGAGGCGCCTCCACCTCTTGCCGTTCACTCACATCATTCCGGTGGAGGAGCGCGACCGCCACTTCCGCCAGAAGAAGTTGATGCCTGAGATGCCCGGCATCCTCAACTGGGCGCTCGAGGGCCTCAAGGCGTACTGGCGCGACGGCCTCAACCCGCCTCAGGAGGTGCTGAGCGCGACTCAGGAGTACCGCGACGACATGGACATCGTCGGGCAGTGGATCGAGGAGCGCTGCTGCCGGAACCCCGCTTCGGTAGAAAAAGTTGCGGGCCTGCATCGTGACTACGAGCAATGGTCGAGAGGCGAGATCGGCTTCTCGATGACGGTGGTCGCCTTTGGCCGAGAGCTATCCGATCGCGGCTTTGTGAGGACGAGGGTAGGCAACCAGAGGGCTGTCCGTGGCTTGGCGCTGGCGATGCAGACGGACTACGCGTAGGCCTCGAGGGATAAGTTATGTACAGATTGGGGTGCTTTTTTCCCAAAGGTCTAAGGCATGTACAGATTGTACAGATAGGGAGCTTTTTTCCTAAAGTCCCCATACGAGAGCGTTCTTAGGAAACTTTGGGAAAAATAACCTTTATCTGTACAATCTGTACACGCTGGGAAAATGAAGGGTGCCATCAACAGAAAGTTAGCGTCAAGCCCCCTGGGCGATCCTCCGCCAAGTCCAAATTCGGGCTTGTCGGCCTCGTCGTCAAAAAAATCTCGGGTCATCCGTGGGGGTGGGCCTTTCTTCTATCAGAAGTGGTGACATAGGTAAGTCACCTCTAATTCGGTAGTGGCGACGAGAGACGAGAATAGTGGTGAAACCTATGAGCGAGATTATCCCCGACAGCAACGATGCCACCGCCCGCCGAGGGGACGAAGAGTCCGCCGCCGAGCGCCTCCCGCGCGGCACGAGGGTCCGCGACCTCTCGGATGCCGAGCTTGCGCAGCTGGTCGAGCGCGCCATAGCGGATGATCGAGCGTTCTTCGCGCGCCACCGCTACCGCGCATTTCGCTTGCGCCGAGCGCTGCCAGCCGAGGTCGAGCAGTTCGCCCGCCGCCGCGCGTGGGATCTTGAGCCGCCGCCGCAGTTGCGCCGGAAGGTGCGCTGGTGGATCTGCGTTCACGGCATTCACGAGAAATTGCGCGTGCGGATTCCTTTCGTGGCGCGCCGCCTCCCGCCCGGCGCGAGCGCCCGCGCCATCTGGGAAACCGCGGCCTCGCCGAGGACGAAAGCCGTCGTCGAAGCCGCTCGCGAGCGAGGCACATCATGAGCAACACCGCGGAGAGGGCGTGGGTAAAAGACCCGGCCAAGGGGGTACCATTCATCAACGATTGGGGTAAGATTGTACCGCTGTTGTTGCCAAGTTGGAGAGTGAGGCCCCCTCCAGCCAAAGTCCGGTCGGCTCTCGGTCCTTCTCTTGCTTTGCTCCAGTCGGGGGCCGACCGGGCGCAGTTTTCGAAGAGAGCGTTCTGTGATGATGCACGAAAACCAACACATGCCAGCTTGCCTCACCCACGATGGCAGATTTAAGCGAGGTGATGAGGCGATCGAGACAGCCAAGTTCAAGCTGCCGACCCTGAGCCCTACCGGTTTTAGTGCCAGTCGCTGGCTGGAAGGATGCGCCAGCGAGAGCTTCTCGGCTGCGAACGTCGAGACCGCGATCGCATTCCTCGAGCAGTGCCAGCCGCTGAAGACGCCCAACTTGAGCTCGTACGCTCTCAAGCATGCGGCCGAGCGGTGGGGCAGGCACCACGGAATGCAAGCCTACGTCACTAACGGCGAGCTGATCGCGGCCGCGGTCTACCTCGACTTCAAGGTGAAGCCGTCAGTCATTCCGAACTTGTTAGTTGCGGTCTCGGTCAAAGACGTGCAGCGCCTCGACCCAACCTGCATCTGGTCGCGGTGGTGGAGGCCAGACTTAGCCGCGACTACTCAGCTGAGGGATATAGAAATATTTCGATGAGAAAACCGCGCCGAGTGCTTGGTCCCGCCCCGCTAGGTTTCGGTTGCACGCTTTGCGGTCAAAGCGGGGACGACATCGTGCAAATCGCCATGCACCACGGTTGCGTCGGCATCATGCACCGCGCCTGCGCGGAGGAATTTTTCGGCGAGCCAGTGCTGGAGCCGACGAAGTTAAAAAATCGCAGTCGTCTCGGATTCGGAGTCGTGGATGGCTGCGATGACTCCTGAAGACCACATCTCCAGGTGGGACGATGCGCAACGCAAACATCGCTGAGCTGCCGCAGCGCGACACCGCTATCGCCACCAACGATGCCGATTGGTCCGGCTGGGAGCGGTGGCTTCGCGGCCACCTCGCGATCGAGCTCAAAGCGCTGCACACCGCGCTCGGTCAGTTGCTCGCGACTGAGCGCGAAAAATTTGAGCGCAAGGCGAACGAGTTTGACATCAAGCTCGCCCAGCTCACTGGCGCGGTCGACGTGCTGCGCGGCGCGCAGCCGCCGCCGCCAGCAAAATTTCCGAGCGTTAAAGCTTGGAGAGCAGACGCAATTTACTACGAGGGCGAAATTGTCACCTTTGCCGGCGGCACCTACCAAGCGACGAAAGATACGGCGCAGGCACCGGGATCACAGCATTGGACATGTCTCGCCGAAGCTGGTGCGGGCTTCGCCATACGCGGTACATATGACGGCAATGAAAAATATAAACATCTCGATGTTGTGATGGTGAATGGATCGAGTTTCACTGCGCTCAAGGACAATCCCGGCTCGTGTCCGGGCGAAGATTGGCACCTGCTGGCGTCTTGCGGCCGGCGCGGCCAGCGCGGAGAGAGCGGCGCGCGCGGCATCATGGGCCTGCGCGGTGAGCGCGGTGAGGCGGCACCGACTATTCAATCTTGGCTGCTCGACCGCACGCGCTACACAGCAACACCAATGATGAGCGATGGCTCAATCGGTTCGACGCTCGAATTGCGTGGTTTGTTCGAGCAGTTTGTCTTGGAGATGAGCAATGGGCGGTGAAAGAACGGAAGACGAGATTGAAGCGCTCGCCTGGGAATTAGAAGCCAAGATGATGGAGATCCGCAAAGACCCACGCGCTGCATTGACCGCCGAACTGGCGAGGATCCGGGCGGCGACGCTCGCCGAGTACAGAGCTGATATGGCCAAGAGGAAGGCCGAGCTGGCGAAGCACAGCGCGGAAAAGGAAGCGGAGTTCGACGCGAAGTTATACGCCCTGTGGACGACCAAAATCCAAGCCTTCGAGGCGAGATTCGAGGCCATGATGGCGGAGGTGCCCGCCGAACTCCGCGCTGCTTTGGCGGACGGTATTCGCTTGCGCAAAGCTGTCGCAGACAGTGTGCGCCAGGAAAAGGCCGCAACATGAAGCCCGCGACCAAATTGGTGCGGCGCGGTTATATCCTGGGCTATCGCCGAGCCCGTGCCAGAGCGCGTATGGAAATGGACAGCGTAGCCGATGAAATTGAGGCCCTGCGGGAAGATTTCGCGGAAATCGTCGAGATCCACCATCACGCCCGCGCCATCGATGAGGCTATCGTCGAGCGTGCGACGACCCCAGATGATTTACTCAACTAGGGGGAGTGGATGACGCGCACATGTGCAAGATTTGGCACAAGACCGGGGGCAGGGGGAGATATGATTTTTGGCAGAAGTCATCAGTCACGGAGCGGCGCAGCAAGACATCTTTTCAACCTTTTCAAAATTTTGTGTCAGCCCAAACGCTCGAAAAACGCGGGTTCTTGACCCGCTAGGAGGTCCCCCATGCCCCGTAGATCGGCCAAGGAGATCGCGACGGAGGCGGCTGTTGTCCCTGTGCCTTTCAAGCACGAGCGTCCCGACCCACCGCCTGAGATGCCAGAGCTGCAGGCCGTCATTTGGCGCGCAGCCGTCAATTCCATGCGGCCGGCGTGGTTCAGCCCCGAGACCCATGCGATGCTGACTCGCTATTGCAATGGCATGGCGGAGTGCGCCCGGCTCGAGGGTGAGCTCGCCCGCATGGACGTTGCGTCGCCGGAGTACGACCGCGTGTCGAGGAGGCGTAATGCTACGGCCACGAGCGCGCTCGCCTACGCGCGGGCGCTGCGGATCACGCCGCAGAGCAACAAGTACAACACGGCGAACGCCCGCGACCCTGCCCGCAGCCTCTACCCGCGGCCGTGGGAGCGCGGCGGCGGTGGCAACGATGCCAGCGACGGTGACGAGCCGCGCAAGAGGCCGTGGGAGGATCGATGAGCGACCCGACCGTCATCTCATTCCCTCAAAATGAGCGAGCTGCGCCGCCGGCGCGCTTGTCGGCTGCGGAGGCGGAGACCTGGCGGGCCGTCATCAACTCGCGGCCGGCCGGCCACTTCGGTCCCGAGATCTTTCCCATCTTGGAAGCGTACTGCGCGACCGCGGCAGTGTGCGACCACGTCGGGTCGCGGCTGCGCGTCGAGGATGGAGTAGACCACGCGCTGCTCGAGAGCTACGACCGGATGACGCAGTCGCTCATGCGCCTCGCGGAAGCCCTGGGCCTGCTGCCGGGGGCAAAGCGAGCGGATGCGTGACGTGGTGCTGAGGAGCCAGGCGGAGCCGCTACCGTGACGATGCGAGCCGAGGCCAAGACTGATGGTCGGCTGCCAGAGAGCCAAGATCGCAGCTTTCTGGCGGCAGCGGCTGCGCTGACGCCGGAGCAGCTCGACGTCGTCCAGACCATGGCTCGCGCCGTGCCGCCGCGCTGGCGCGACAAGTTCTTGCGCGCCGTGGGCGCCCAGCTGGCGCTCACTCCTGCGCCGACGAACAGAGCTGTGCTGGAAGCTTGCGCCGTGGCGCGGCGCGCCATCACCGTTGGGATCGGCCCGCCGAGCATGTAGACGAATGCGATGAATGTCGAGGGGATGAGCTGACCGCAGAGCTGCAGCAAGATGAGCGCTTGAGCTGCGCGCGCTCTTCGAGCAATTTTTTATTGGAGACGAGCGATGGGTGATGTAGTCAAGTGCTCGATGAGTTCCTGAAGAGTCTGCACGCCAAGGTGGCTGCTGAGATGCAGGAGTTCCGCGCGCGCCTTGCCGCGCGCGAGGCGGTGCTGCGCGCGCAGCTCGAGGTGGCGCGCGACCGCAAGATGCGCGAGGTGGAAGAGGAGGCCAAGCGCAAGCTGTGTGAAATTCAAGAGGCGATCGAGCGAAAGGCGCGCGCGCTTGAAGATAAGCTCGAGCGTATGGGGCGCGCGGCAGAGGAGGAGCCTGAGAAGAAGCTGCGCGCAGCCGAGGAGGAGATCGCGCGCCTGCGGCAGCTCGAGCGCCTGCGCCATACGGTGGAAGCGGAGCGAGACGAGGGGAGCCGGCTTCAATGATCTCGGCGAAGACGGTCTGCGTCGTGGCGCGGCAGCGGCGGCCGCCCGAGCTCGTCGCCGCGCTGCGCGACGCTGACACCGACACGTGCAGAGAGCTTCGCGCCATCCCTTCGGGATTGCCTCGACCAGGTCGCGGCGGTGCTCAAGCAAGCCATGATCGTGGCTTGCTTCTTCCGGTCGAAGTAGCCGAAGAAAGAACTGGCATTGGCAGGTAGGCTGAGCGCAATCAGGGAGTCGGCTTGCGTAGCGGAAGAAGGATAGAGAATCCCCAACCTGCTGAAAGTCCCAATCCCACAAACAGCGCAACGTACAGGACACGCGCTATGATGTCTTCAACATGTGGGAATGTCTCAAGAACCCGACCGAATACCAGAACAATCAGACATGCAAGGGCACCCAGAAACAGGCCAAAGCCGAGCCTGCCGACTGTTGTCTCTCCTGTTTGAGAGCTAAAATTGTAACCAAAAAGTGAGGCAATAACAGCGCAAATCGCGCTTAAGATGCCTAGCTCGTCTGATATTTGCGGATTTAGAAAGGGCAAAATGACTTCAAATTTCATACTCAGTAACGGAACTATTGCAGCGAGCAGAGCCTGTAGCTGTTTTAGCTTTTCAATCAGGTTATCCACTGTCCAGTCAATTCAGTTTGATCTGCGACCTGGGGATATCGCATAGAGTCCCACTTCGAAAACGGCATCGTTTTCAAGCAGAACCCTACCCCGCCTTATATCCACTCCTTGGCCCTCTGGAACTGGAACTTTTCGCGTGGCTATATTATTCGGTGCAAGTTCCTCTATTGTCATTCCAATGCTACTGCCTTCACTGACTCCGCCGCGGGCCACCAGTGATAGATAACGGACCGATACATTTCCGCCGTTTTCAAACGTGTAGACCAATGTCGTTGAGTGGGATTCTATTTCTACCGCTGATGTAAAAACAATGCGAATGTATTGATCGCTTTTTTTGACTGCATATTCAGATCGCAGAACTGGCTGCAGTGTGGGCTGCCGGTTATTATCCGGCGATGTGGCGTCTTGGGCGGACGCAGTACCGATTACTAGCGGACCCCACAAATGGGAGACATCCCAGCCCTGTCTGGGCTCCCTGACCGTTGTATCGTACCCATACGCGGTAATGCCAAAGTACAATCGACCCTGTTTCGGAGCAGGGGGCCGTCAACGTCGTCGAAGTCCACACGCCCGATGAGATCGCCGCCGAAGTGAAAATCGTAAGGACACGGAGCCGCCTGGTCACCTGCCCGTGCTGCCATGGCGAGAGGCGCCTGGCCCTGGTCGAGCACGACGAAGTCGCGGGCTGCACCGTCGTCACCCACTCGGTCTGTGGTCATTGTCAAGGCGAGGGTGTGGTGTCTGCGGAGGTTCAGCGATGATGACTGCGCTCGATGGGGTGTCCAATGTTCGCTGCTGGCTGACTGGTTCCAGTTGGTGCCGGCGACGTCTCCCATTGCCTCCTGCCAGGCAGCTCCGCAGATGTCTTTGCGGTACTCTTCCACGTTCTCGAGTCGATGCCTCCAGCGGCTGACGCGCTGATGATTGATGCCGCTGAGCTCCTCTGCCTTGTTGACCGCCAGAAAACCATGATCCTGGTTTTCTGGACGATTTATGCTGTGCCTGTTGCCGGTAACCGTTTGCTGCCACCATGCCACGAACTGCCTCGTCCCAGGCCCAGAGTGCGCCGGCGGCCGTCCCGACCTTGACGCGGCTCAACTGGGCAATTTTGCCCAGTTGAAGCACGAGCCGGTTGTGCCAGATGAACGGGAAGGACTCCAAAACAGGCCCTCCGAGTCGCGTGTCGGCCCTCAAGGGCCTGCTCTCTCTGCCCATGCCGGGCTGCCTGGTTCACTGAAAGGGGGTCCGGGGTATCCCCCGCTCCATGTTCGGGGTACTGGCGCAGCAGGCGCTCCTGCCGCCCCCTCCGGAAGGTGGAAGTTCCTCGTGAGGAACTTCCGCTCAAGGTTCGAGGCTTCTCGCCCCAGGCTCAGAGGGCCGGGTGGGTCAAGATGTGCGCCCGATCCAGGCGTTGGTCTTGAGCGGGACCCAGACTGTTTTGCCGCCGCGGTACTCAGGGTTCGCCAGCACTTGCTCGCGAGTTGATGGCTCCGGGATGGCCTCGCCCTCGGCGAGCATCCCTTCCACGTGAAGCCGCAGCGCTTCGGCAGCCATCTCTACCGCCTCCTTGAACGAAGGGGCGGCCGTCACCGCTCCGGGGAAGTCCGGGAACGAGACGCCGAAGTCTGAGGTCGCGTCCTTGTGCACGATTGCGATGTACTTCCGCATGTGGCTCACCTCAGCTTCAGTCCCGATTGCCTCTCGATGCTCCGCAACGTGTTGATTGGAATATCGCGATTGGGGCGGGGCACCGTGACCAAGCCGGGCCGCGCCGGGTGCTTGAGCTGGACGTGGCTGCCTCTCTGCCTAACTCGCCGCCAGTCTGCCCGTTCCAGCGCTGCGATCACCTCCCGGCTGCGCATGACCCCCTCCGCGCAGCCATAATACGCACCGGGCGAAGCAGATGTAAGCAGCACCTTCAGCGCGTGCTCAGCGACGAGCTGCTAATCATCACCTCGCCTTGCGCCGTGACGCCAGCAGCTGGCGGGTGTAGGCGCGGTGCCAGCGGGCGAAGTAGTCGCGGTGGGCGCGCCGGCAGCGGTTGCCCTGAGATCCACTAAGGGGTGGTCGCCGCCGGCGCTACCGTGCCGAGGCACGGGTCGTCAGTTCGAATTTTGCGGTATGGCTCTGTTGGCTTTTGAGACGCTTGAGTGATTTTTATCCCACGTCACCGTCCCGGAACTTGTTTCTTTGCGCCCAACGTTGTCTTCAGGGCTCTTTTTTTTGCCTTGCGTTGACCGAGCGCCAACTGGCGAACGCAGTTGACAGTCGCTTGCTCACCCTTGACGCCGTAGGACTCGAGCGTCCTGCGAAAATTAAATGTGGGACCATGCTTCTGGCCGCAGACGGCGCAGGTTTTGCCCGCCCCAGGTTTCGCGGGCTTAGCAACGAAAGTGGTCTTCATGATTTGGCCTTCTTGAACCTGACGGCGATTCGCGCCTCACAAAGACAGGCTTCCGAGGAGGACAGGTCTGGCACGTCTACGATGATCCTGCGCAAGTTGGTGCTGTGCAATTAATTAAATCGGCGGCGGATAAGGCCCTTGAGCTTAACTAAGTCAGCTGCCGTCAGCACGACGGGCCAGCCCGATGATGATCAGGTCTTCGAGCCGGGTCTCGTCCATAAAAAAAGCCGCGCCCTGGAGAGAGGGCGCGGTGCATAGCGTGCGTTGCTGCGTCTATGCAAGTGGTCAGTATACTCGCCAGAGAGCGGGCCGATAAATCGAATCGTCCGCCGCTCCCGAGATGTTCGGCGATTTTGGTGCGGCCACGGTCATGACTGCTATCAGCGCAGCGACCGTGAGCACCAGCGCCAGGACAGACGTGAACTTCATCCTTTTATTTCCCTCTTCCCGTGCCCTTAAGCCGACGGTACAGCAAGTCGGCTGCGCCCTCTGTGATGCGCGTCACATTTCGGTCGCGCCTCCTCACCCCGCGCCTCCTCGCCTCGATTCCTCCTCAATCCATCCCTCCTCACAGCGTCTAAAAAAAGGATGTCTCAGCCTGAGACGTCCTTTTTGGTACCTCGAGCCAGCGCAGCCACGCCTTCTTCTCAGCCGGCGTCATGGGGTCACTGGTCCTCCTCTGCAGCACCTCCGCGAGCGCCTCGCGACTTCCCTTTCTCACTCCTTCTCGTTGAGGCTCCGCACCATGCGCTCGATCTGGCTGCGCTCGCGCCGCTCCTCCCGCAGCAGCGCCAGGAGCTCGCGCCGCGGCATGTGGTACTCGATCACTTCGCGCACGAGGTCGCGGAGGTCGTTGGGAGGTATGGCATCTAGCTCGACCGAGCGCTCGCTGTTGAAGCGTCGAGCCCTGGTGTCGCTCTGCTTGGTGGGGCGCGTGGGCAGGTTCCACCGCCGGATCTGGTCCTCGGTGACCGCGACGCGCTCGAAGCTGATCTGGGCGTCTGGAGCCATCTCCCGCAGGTCGTCCTCGATGCACTCTGCGGCGTTCACGCCGGACGGGTCGTAGTCGCCGAAGTGGTAGATATGGACAGGGATGCTGCCGAGCTCGGCGATGTCGAGCGCGGCGTCGTGGAGGAATGTGAGGCTGGAGTAGCCGCGGGCCGGGCGCAGCGGCACGTCATATTCTTCTGTGACGGGGCTCACGACGCCGCTGAGGGCGTCCTTCTCGATCCAGATCTGGACGCGGCACTCGGCGTCGCTCCAGAGCGACTTGCGGTAGTTTGCGGCTGCGTCTGCGAGGGCTTCGCCGACGCTGTTGAACGTCCATGGCTTGTGAACCTGGCGGGTGTTGTCGACGAGCCACTCGTAGGGCATCTCGCCGGCGCGGCGCATGACGCAGAGGTCGCCGTTCACCTTGTCGTAGCCGGCCTCGCTCTTCTCGACGAGGCCGCGAACCGTGGCCTGGTAGAACACCTGGCGCACCGTCATCGGCCGCATCGCCTCGACGATGGCGAGGAGGGAGGCACGCCTCGCCGCGACCTCGGCCTTGGTGGCGCGGCGCCCGTGGTTTAGGAGGTATGGCTCGGTCACTCGCTCACCCGTCGCGTCATCTGCTGCAGGGCCAGCTCTTTCTCCAGCTCGGCAATCCGCGCCCTGGCGACGGTCAGCTCCTCCTCCAGCTCGGCTATGCGCTCCTGGTGCTGCTCGACCGTGGCGCGCGCCCGACCCATCTCTCTTGCCGAGAAGGAAGCAGTGCGCGGCCTGCGATCTCTCACCCTGGTCGTCACGTTCCACTTTCGCCACACCAGCGTCGGGTTGTTGAGGCTGCGCCGCTCGTGGTCGGTCAGCGTGGCCCGCCACTCCTCGATCGCGGGGCGCTCCTCCATCAGCTGAAGAAGCTTGGCGCGGTCGCTGGCGTCCATGTCGCTGACCCGGTAGCGGGTGAGCCACTCATTGAAGGCGGTGTTGTAAGCCTTCCCCTCGGGACGATTGGTATCAGCCCGCGACATGGCCCAGCGGCGGCCCTCCATCAGGCCCTCGCCGATGATCATCCACTCGCCCCACATCTTGGCTTGGGCCTTCTTCATCCGCAGCCACGCGCTCTGCATGGCGCGACCGATGGCATCGGAGTATTCCACCTCTCTCACGGCTCGGGCTCTCCTGCGGTTGGCGGTTAGCTATAGATGGGTATTACCCACCTATAGATGGGTAATACCCACTTATGACGTAGCCCTCCACTACTATTTTGAGGGTCGCGACGCGAATCAAAAGGTTTTGGTAATCTTCGCGTTGGCGCTCACTGCTCGCCCCCTCGTCACGACCGCGGCCGCGCCGCGCGCATCAGCCTGCGGATCTCCGCCAGCTTGGCCTTGAGGCCCTTGATGAGGCCTTCGATCCGCGACGGTGCGCTCGCGCCAGGCGTCGGCGAACGCGCGGCTGATCTGCTCGGTCGATGACGCCTCGAAGTCGAAGCGAGTCCTGTCGCCGTCAGATCCCTCGTGCTGCGCCATCTCTGCCAGTGCTGAGCGGAGCTGCTCCTGGAGCGTGACGTTGGTCGCCCGCTCGCGCTCGAGCGGCGTGAGGCGCCGCGGCGCGCTCGGGTCAGGCGCTGGCCGCAGCGACCGCTTCCAGTGGCGGAGGATGGTAACCGCCGAGTGCCAGTCGCGCTTCTTGCGCTCCGGCACCGAGTGCCACCACTCTCTCACCTAACCATCACCGATGCGACTTGTCGATCCGCTCGCGGAGCCACCAGCGCTTTCGTCATGGCAGCTTCCTAACGGAGTGAGGCGCTGCTTATTTAGAGCCGCCCTTGGATTGATTACGAACTGCCCGGTGCTGTGAGCTTTGAGTGTGCCTCCTGCGCATAGGCAACCATGATGTTCTGACCCCATCTGAGCAATTCATCAAAGCCAGTATCCTCGGGCCGGCGTGTGAATACAGCTATAAGCATCCCCATAGCCTTGGCGGTTGCAGCGATTGCGTCTATGGCTGCTGCGTCAACCGTCGCTAGGTTGACGATGCGCATTGCCAGTTGGGCAAATTGTTGATCTGTTAGATCTGACTTATCTTTCGGAGCGAGCGATGGATTAGCAGCAGATACGCGGGCCATCTCGCGGACTGACTCGCACGCCCAGTTCAACATCTCGTCTAGAGTCAGGTCTGGGTTCCGCTGGACCGCAGCGACAAGCTCGTTTGCAAGTGCCGTCACGATGGCTGCCAGCGCACTGCCCGTTGAAATTCCTTTACCCCCAGCGACAAGCTGCAGTTCAGCAGCCAGACGATTGATTTCCGCTCCTTTGATTTCGACTGCTTCTGTTCGTGGCACGTCTTTTTTCCACCAGGGTGTCATGGTTTCCTCCCGAACGTGACGCAGTGCGCAGGCCAGTTAATCGCTGAGACCTGAACTCAAGCAGGGGCTTAACCGCGCTTTGGTTTAGTTCTCTCAAATCCGTATGGCCCTGCGTTATTGAAACCGCACTTGGGGCACTCATACACGGGATCACCGGGTTTGTGGTCTTCGTGTGATTGTCTAAAATAACCAATCGTTGTCATAGGAGTTGGCGGAAACTCGCACCTGCACAGTTCAAAGCCGAGCGCTTGAGCAAAATGAGCTTCCGCCATTGCGGCATTAGAACTTGCGATGGTGAGCGCTGCGTCAATCGCCTTTTCCTCTTTTCCAACGCTGCCGCCAGTCGGTCGAAGGTCTCGATACATCGAAGTCACTGAGCGAAGAGTGTCAACAGCGGTCTTACAGGCAGTTATGCCTTTCATCCAAATCGCGGGATCAGTTATGTCGGCCATGCCTGAGAACCTTTCTGCGCTACTGACAACTAACCTACAGCCCCTCCTGGTTAACTAGAAGTCCCTCCCAATCCTCCGAGCCCTCGTCGGCCAGCTCGGCTTCAGCGACTTCGCCCGGCTTCTCCAGCCCAGCAACCGCCGGTGAGACCCCGCCCCGGCGCGGCGCCGAAGATCATCCCGGTTACTTAGGCTTGGCAGCGGACGGCGGGCGAAGCCGCCTCCGCGGCGCGCTCCTGTGAGGCACAGGCGACCCGGACGAGGCGACCTCCTCAGGGCGGAAGTTCCCTGCGAGGAACTTCCACTCCCAGGGGCCTCCAGGCCCTTGATTCGCGTCCGGCCTGTCAGGGAGCCCTGCCAGGGGCTTTTCCGGCCCTACCCCTACCCCGCTTACCCCTGAGGCCCTAGACAGCGTGGTTCGCGGCCTGGCGCGGCCGGAGGGCCTTCGGCAAGGGGTGGACCCGAGGGTCTGATTCGCGTCCCCGCCCTCAAAGCCCCTCCCGGAGCCTGTTCGGGGCTGCCACGTTGCGCTGATGGGGTGGTCCGGGGTATCCCAACTTACCCCTGGGGCACCGGCGCAATGGTTGGGCGACCCCGCATCGGCGGGAGGCCTTCCGCGGGCCAATTTTGGTCCTGGTGAGGTGGGGCAGGTAGCTCATTCGTCGTATCCGAACGACGAAACATCGAAGAACTTGCCCTTACAATTTGGACAAACCAGAGGGCGCCCCGCCTCATTGCCTGGGGTTGTCTGAATGAAGAGAGCATCCTTTGCCTCGCACACCGGACAATAGGCGCGACCGCTAGGTTTGCCGCTCGCATTTTTTCGGTAGCGGTAGCCTCGGTACTCAATAGTTTCCGCGTCTCGCTTCGCTATACATGCCTTCAGGCGAGCTATCTCTGTCTCAAGTTCACGCACCTGATCCAATTGCTTCGCATATGCTTCGCGAGCTTCAATTCCGCTGTTCAGGGCTTGCAAAATGGTCTCTTGAAGCTCAATAGATTTGGCGCGAAATGCCTCGGCATCGCGCAAGCCTACCATCATCTTTGCAATGTCAAGCGTAGTGCGAAGACTCGTAATTGCAGCAGAGATTTCGGCCGCGACCATTGACGCTCCTCCCGTCGCTTCGTGAACCACTACGCCAGGACTGCTGGCAGGGCAGGGTAGGGGATACCGGAGCCGATCTTCTAGAGGATGCCAGGGGATAACTTTGGCCTTCCCCTCCCCGCTGGGAATTATGCCGCAATTAATCCGCGCCGAGGGTGACGCAAGAAGTGCTTGCGCCGCAACGCTCTCGCGCGTCGCCCTCAATAACGCGAGGTTAACCTGCCGAGATCATGGCTCCGGCGGTGGTCGGGGGATTCGATAGGAAGAAACCCGGCGTGCCCAATGCTGGGGCAACCCGGATG